GGCCGTACCGGGACGACATCAATTGACGTCAGCGGGATCTATGCCGGCAGGTACACGGCGAAGGTGCGAGCGATCAACTCGCTCGATATCGGCTCTGTTTTCGCAACCTCTGCGGAGACGTTGCTGAACGGAAAAACTACGCCGCCACCAGAAGTCTCCTCGTTCACTGCCGAGTCGATCGTGTTCGGTATCAAACTGAAGTGGGAGATTCCTCAGGGCGTAAGCACTGCGGATCTGCAACGGACGGAGATCTGGTATAGCGAAACCAACCAGATCGTAGATGCCACCAAATTCGGTGACTACACCTACCCACAGACCGACTTGACCATCATGGGACTCGCTCCCGGAAAAACCTATTTCTTCTGGGCACGCCTGGTTGATCGGATCGGAAATATGGGCGCTTTCTTCGGCCCAGTCTTTGGGCAGTCGTCGGCTGATGCCGGGCCAATCCTGGACTACCTGAACGATAAGATCACGGAAACCCAACTCAGTAAGCACTTGCTCGAGAAAATCGATTCCGGCGGCGCCCAGATAGAGATCGACGCTCTCAAGAGCGAGCTTGCCGCGATGTACAGCATCAAGACCCAGCTTACTGTTGATGGGAAACCCTACCTTGCCGGGATCGGGGTTGGAGTAGAAAACGACGAAGGAATCATCACCAGCCAAGTCCTCATCGCAGCCAGCCGCTTTGCGATAGTCGATCCCAACGCTTCGGAGGTCTTCTATCCGTTCGTGGTGCAGAACAACACCGCTTACATCAAGGCGGCGTTTATCCAGGACGGATCGATCACCAATGCGAAGATCGGCGATACCATTCAATCAACCAACTATGTCCCTGGGGTGTCGGGTTGGAGGCTCAGCAAGACGGGGGGAATTGAGTTCAATGGAGCGGTCTCGGGTGGAGGCAAGCTCACGATCAATAACCAAGTTGTTCAGGTCTTCGATCAGGCAGGGCAGCTTCGAGTGCGTCTGGGGATCTGGTGATGCCAGCGGGATTAGAGGTTTACAACGCTGACGGCTCGGTGTCCTTCACAACCGACACGATCACGGGGCGATACCTAGGATCGTTTTTCACCGGAACGGTAAATGGTTCTGTTTTTGTGCCTGGATTTGCAGGGGGAAGCCCATGGTTTTTCTCTGCAAAAGGGGCAGGTGGGGGCGATACCACGGTTGTTTGCGTGCCGTTCATCACCATCAATGGAACCACCATTTCGTGGAGCTTTTCCGACTTCCGGGGGCAGGGCACCACTGCGAATGCCCCTAGGGTCGGGTGCCAGGTTTTCTATGGAGTTAGGTAGATGCCAATAGGGCTTCAGGTATTCAGGGACACCAACACCCTTCAGATCGATTCAGATGTCCTGACGGTTTCGTTTTTGGGCAAATTCACTATCTCTGGTTGGACCCGTGGCTCGACCATTTATAGGGCTGCTTTAAGCCTGCCCAAGGCAACCAAGTTTGTCCTCTTCGGCGAGACGGCGGCTTCATCGTCCATTGCAGTTAGGAGCGTTGTTCTTACTGCCAGCAGCGCTGATTACGAGTTCTGGTCGAATACTGCCGACAGCGTCGTGTGCTACTGCTTTGGCGATGCTCCTGTTGCCCCGTCACGTTGTGGCTTGCAGCTTTTTGACTCGGCGGGAAACCTCACCTTCGACTCGAACAACAAAATCCTCAGGATCTCCGCAGTGTATGAAACCAGTTCGGACACGCAGTCGTTCTCACTGCCGGTCGCGATTGGCCGTACCTACGCCTGCGGGATCAGCAATTATGACACGCGATATCGCCAGAATCAGGTAGGACAAAATCTCGCGTTCATGGTGATGATTCGGTCGGTCAGGGTGTCAGGTGGAACTGTCACGTCGGGGCTTCTAGCGAATCAAGGGCCGCCGACAACCAGCCCGCCTGCCAATTCACCGATTGGGCCAATGCCCGTGATTATGGTCGCAGACGTTACCGGCTTCTAACTCGTTCATCTCGCTCAACCCAATTTCAAGCCCGCCGAGAGCGGGATTTTTTTTGCCTGGAGAAATGTAAATGACCACAACAGAAAAGGATCGCGACATCCTCACGCGCACGCTGTGGGCCGAAGCCCGCGGGGAGGGGCTGGCCGGCCAGGTTGCCGTGGGCTGCGTAATCCGCAACCGCGTGAATGATGGCAAGGATCGCTCATGGTGGGGCGAGGGTTATGCCGGGGTTTGCCTGAAACCGTACCAGTTCAGTTGCTGGAACAAGAACGACCCGAACTATCCGTATTTGAGTGGAGCCAAGCCAATCCCGCCGAAGCAGTTCGCCCAGGCACAGCGGGCGGCGGATCTGGTTATCTCCGGGGTCGAGCCTGACATGACGAAAGGTGCGACCCACTACTACGCGACCACCATGCCGAAGCCACCAACATGGATACAAGGTGCAACTGAAACCTTCCGCCTGGGGAACCATGTCTTCTTCAAAGGTGTGCCATGAATCCTGCGACATTGAAGCTTCTGGTGGCCGGCGTTGCAGTTGCGCTAATCATCGCTATCGGCGGGACCTGGAAAGTCCAGGACTGGAGGTATGGCAAGGAGCTGGCTGAGCAAGCCAGTCTCCATCAGGTCGATCTTGATGCGCTCAGTCGCTCGGCTACAGATCAGATGCAAGCAGAGCAGCGGAGGCGCCTGGAGCTTGAGCAGCGTCTATCGGCCAGCGAACAAACCCACTACAAGGAACTGAGCGATGCACAAACAAATCAGGCTCGCCTACGTGATCGTCTTGCCACTTCTGATCTGCGGCTGTCAGTCCTCCTCCAGAATTCAGCCGATGGCGGCCCAGTGCTTGCCGGTACCGGCGCCGTCGGCGTGGTTCATGGAGGAGCAAGAGCCCAACTTGACCCAGCGCATGCTCAGCGAATTATCGCCATCACCGACGACGGCGACCGGGCAGTGATCAAGCTAGCGGCGTGTCAGGCTTACGTGAGAGAGTTGGATCAGCGGTAACCGGTTTAACTCAATGCTTTTGGGCTTCTAGCGAGTGTCGCTAGGATTCGCCTAATCCTCTGCCATTGGCCATTTATTCATGCATACTCGGAAGGCGGCGTGACGACTGTACGGACGCGCCGAGTATTAAACACTCAGACCCTGGTTTATGTCGAACCAGCGCAATATCGCAACCCGCTCATGACGTTACAAAGCTTGGGTTCAAAAAATATGGCTTTTTACATAGAGATGGACAAGCTCGCTGATACTGAGGAGTACGTCGAGTACTCTTTTGGACGGAGGACAGATATCGGGATCCTTAGGCTCAATAAAGTACGTGGAACGCTCACGGTACTTTCTGAGTGTCCATTAGACCAAGCCGGAGAATGGTCGCAGAGAGCGGCGATGAAATTGGCGAGGCTCTGGAAGGACGGTGTATATCCTGATAAGACTCAATGGGCCTCGTGAAATAGCCGTCAGGGAAGGCTGGTTGAGGGAGCTCCAGACCCTATCTCTCGGCTAACAGGGACAAGTCAGCATAGGAGGCACTTCACGTAAGCCTTCGCATTTTTACATTAGTTGGGCAGCACCAGCCTCAGCTTATGCTGCCGGGAACCCGCGCGATCATCGGCCATCGGTCATGTATCCATGCATATTCGGAGGGAGGAGATATGGTGACTATGTACACACGCCGAGCATCGCCTTCGCCTAATATCAGGCATTCAAGCCCAAAGCCTTCGTTCATATCGAACCAGTGCGACACGCGCTCCGCATCTTTCTCCATGTAACGCTGCACAAGTCCCAGCGCTCGCTGCGGGTGGTACTTCTCCCATCCCCCTCGTTCTACCGTCTCTAGTTTTGCCCACCCACCTGATGGGCCTGTGCCTTTCTCCGCTCGACGGCGCCCCCATCGCACCAACCCAAGATCCGTCCCGTCCTGAAGTACCACGGGAATTGCTGCCTTGGGGTTCGGGAAATACACCTTGACCCGTTCATACGTTCTATTTTTGTCCGCTGCCTCAACTCCGCCGCACATCTTTCACCCCGGGTTCGCTGGTTGTGTCCAGTGGACCCCGGTATTTCGGAGGAAGTTTGCCCAGGCATTTCGGTTTTTCGACGAACCCTAAGCCGTTGTAAAATAGACAATCGTCGCGCTCGGCGCCTTCCCAGCACTCCGTATGCTTAACGAGGCACCGACTGAGGCGACGTTGTGTTTTCGCTTCTTGGGCACGTTCAGGTCGATGTTATTTTTCCTCTTCGCATCGGCGTTTTCTCGCCATTTTTGAATTACTGGCAGCGAAAATAAAAAGGCCGCCAATGCGGCCCGTTCTACGTCTATCCCTTACGCAACAGCACCCTGGTCACCCGGCGCTCATCAACCTCCATCACGGTCATGCTCCATCCTTGGCAACTGAGCGTGTCGCCGATGATCGGCAAACGATCCAGCAGGCTCATCACCAAACCCGCCAGCGTCTGGTAATCCTCTGTCGCTTCAACCAGGAAGCCGATGTGCTCGCGAATCTGACTGAGATTCAAGGCACCGCTGACGAGAAAACCGCCGTCCTGGGGGGCGATGTTCGGGCCTTCGATTTCGCTGGCGTCCGGCAGCTCGCCGGCAATGGATTCCAGGATGTCAGTCATGGTTAGGAGGCCGACGAAGTCACCGAACTCGTTCACCACGAACGCGATGTGGGTCGACTCCTTACGCATTTGCTCCAGCGCATTGAGGATCGTGAAGCTGTCGAGCAGGTTAATGGCTTTGCGCGCCATCGCTTCCAGGTTCGGCTGATCGCCCGCCAGCAGTTCCTTGAGCAGTTCTTTCTTGTGGACGAAGCCCAAGGGCTCGTCAACACGGCCTCCCCGGATCAACGGCAAGCGAGAGTAGGACGAGTGCATCAGCGCCGTACGGATATCTTGCGGAGCATCCGCCAGATCAAGATGGTCAATTTGCGCGCGGGGCGTCATCACGCTGCGTATAGGGCGTTCCGCCAGTTGCAGCACGCCGCTGATCATGAC